CTAATAAAAATAACGATAAAAGAAGACTAATAAGACGCGCGGCATTCTCTTAATTATTCGTTGTGTGAGCTAATTAACGAACGAGCGGAGCGTAACGAAGTGGAGCGTAGCGAGTTCGTCTCGAGCGTAGCGAGAGTATGAGCGAAGCGAAGCGAAGCGTAGCGGAGCGAAGCGGAGCGAATAAATAGCAATCTCGTTTTTAACGTAGCGAAGCGGAGTTAAAAACGAGTTATCCTCGAGCGTAGCGAGAGTATGAGCGAAGCGAAGCGAAGCGTAGCGGAGCGAAGCGGAGCGAATAAATAGTAATAAGCGAAGCGTAGCGAAGCGAAGCGGAGCGTAAGTATTGTTGGCGTAGGGTTCGCCGTAGGCGAACAACTATTAATAACTACGCAAAATTTCGTTTATCGAGGATTATACGAAAGCGAAGCGAAGCGTAGCGTCTTCTACGAAGTAGAAGTTCGTATAAGCCTTAGATAAGCGGAATTTTGCGACACTTTGTAACGAAAAGTTTAAATAGATTCGTGAGCCTTATTTATCGGCGAACGAAATATTTAAACTTTTCGTTACCGACGATAAAAAATAAATGTTACTACTCAATAGTGATTTTTGCGAGCTTATTCATTTTAGAATTCGTAGAATTCTAAGCGAGCAAAAATATAAACTTTTCTATTCCCTACAAAACATTTAAATATAAGTTAGCCTTTGAATAATTAAGAAAAATATTTCGCGCTTTGTTATTTTAAGCGTGATTGAGGTTAGTTAGAGGAATTAAACGTAAGGCTCGAGGTTTTTGATTATCTCTCGGAGCGGTGAGGTTCTTCTCTCTATCTCTCTCTATCTCTCTCTTTTTTCTTAGTGGGTAATATGTCGTATCGTCTTTTTTTTCTTTCTTTTGGTTCTTTTCTTTCTTTTTAAAACATGACTGGGAGAGAGAGACACAGAGAAGCGTAGCATAAAAAAAAGCCCGTAAGGTGGGCTAGACCTCTTTATCTTTTCTTAGATAGATAAAGAAACGTTGGATTGTTGTCTAGATTTCCAGCGAACTTTATAGTTACGCCTGGAGATACTACGACATATCCAGATATGACGTTTTGATTTTCGTCTATCCAGACTCGTCCAACGATTACGGACTTTTTGTCTTTTATTTCGACTTCAAGCTTTTGTTCTTGCTTTTCGTCTTTTACTGACTCAAGTCTTTGTTCGTTTTCCATTTGTTTTTACCTCCTGCCTTTCGGCGATTTCTTTCGAAAGGCAGAGGTTAAATATTGCCCCGAATGAGCGAAGCGAGTATCCTGGGGCAATGTGAACGACGGGACGCAAGGCGAAGAAAAGCTTTAAACGTTTTTAGCGTTAGCGACCTCGAAGAGGGAAAAACCTTTAATGTCTTTTCTTCGTGCGTGAGGAGTGAACGTAACAGCCCTTCGGCGTTTGAGAAGTGGCGAATGCCAAGCGTTTTCTTTGTTTCTTTCTTTCCTAAAAGAAAGAAAACATTTATTAATTTCGATAATCTATTATATTTATGGTGTATACTGGAGTTTTGGCTACTGAATCAGAATTAAACGCAATGGCTGGGGAAAATGTAGATACTACAGGTTGGACAGAAGCGAATAAAAATTCTTGGATGAAGCAAATTGAAGGTTATTTATGTGCTGTCTTTAACTTTGATCTTGTATCAAATTATTCTTCTTTAGACCCTAAAGCAAAATATATTTTTAGCGAGTATTGCGCTCGTTATTGTGCTATCTGCGGCATAACTTTTAATATGAACAGCTTTACTTCTAGAATTGAAGCTGAAAGTATGATAAATGTTCATGTTTGGAGATTAAAACAATTAGATAAAATCATTATGGAGGATAGATTTAGACAATATATAAGAGGTTCGTCTTAAAATGGTTCTAGAAAATAAAGATATTGAACCTTTGGATACTTTATTTGACCATAGCCGTTTTTTTTCTCAGGGTTCTGGTAGGGTTAGAAAGGGCCAAAGTACTTATATAGTCGCTAAAGATGGCTCTGGTGATTTTGACAATGTTTTTGAGGCCGTACAATCTGCAAATAAGACAGGAGGACAGGTTTTTATAAAGGAAGGCGTTTATACTGAAAGGGCAATAACCTTAAATTCTAATGTTTCCTTAATTGGTACTGGTGGGAGTACAATATTAAGGGCTAAATCTGGAGTTTCTACATTTATAACTATTGGCACAAATGTTAACAATGTTAATATAGAAAACATTTTCTTTGATGGCCAGAATGTTTCTGGTTCTAAATGTATTTATTCTTCTTCTGAATTGGGTGTTCAGGTTTCAATTAGAAATAATCTTTTTTATAGGTGGGACATTGCTTTAAACCTTATTTCTCCTTTTGGGTGGATAATAAGCGGCAATTCTTTTTTAGATGTTTATAAATCTATTTTGCTTTATGGAGAAGCAAGGGCAAATGTTATAAGTAATAATGTTTTCTCTGATTCAAATCTTTTGTGGAGCCCTCAGGGCAATACAGTTAAAATTCAATTTGATTCAACAGGTTATGATTATGGCGCTCAATTAAATGTTATCTCTAATAATACTTCTGTTGAGTCTGTAGGAAAGGGCATTTATATAAAGGGTTCTGGCGATAGCCATAACTCCGTTATCAGTAATTATTTTGGTTCTGTTGGCATTTATACTAGTACTTCTGGCGGATATAATGTTATCGTCGGTAATTATGCCAGTTCTTATACTTTGCATACTACCGACAAAGTCGGGCACAATGACAATTACTCTTATCATTCCGGATTTATTTCTTTAGGTGACATAAATATGAATTCTAAAAATCTTTCAAATGTTTCAAATTTAACTTCTGGTTTCATAACTAATTCTTATGAAATTGTCAGTCCTGATTTTGAGTTTACAGATTCTATTTATTCTTCTAATGCTTTTTTTTATGCTAATCAGTCTATTCTTCAGCTTGATAAAGATGTAACTAATTTTTGGAGTCCCGGTTATGCTCATTTAAGATTTAATAATGATAGCTTTTACGGTCAAACTACTTTGTGGTTTATGAAATCTAATTTCTCTTATCCTTTAGGAAAAATAAGAGTAGATTACCTTGGAAACTTTAATTATGGCGCTATAGGTGCTTATTATTGGTTTGCTGGAAATATAGATTATTATGATGGTTCTTATTATCATCAGCCATCTATGGTGTTAGTTCCAAATTCAGGCAATACATATTTAAAGATTTATGAAACTTCCGGCTCTCATTATATTGGATTCTTTACAAATGGCGGCTATCCTTATATTTCTATGGATGGCTATATGGGATATACTGGTTATTTAAATGATTCTACGAATACAGCTATTGGTTATGTTATCGGCGGTATAATTGTCGATGTTTACTATTAGAAAAATATATAAAGGAGTTATCTTATTCTTTTTTATGGATGAATTACAAGCTAAACAAATTGAAGTTTTGGAAGCTCAAAAAGTTCTTTTAAAAAAGCAATTTGAAGCGCAAATTCTAAATTTAGACCGCAAAATTGCGCAAATCCAAAATGGACAGCAAACAGGAACGCCCCCATTGCCCCCCCAATCGCTCAACTATTGAAGATATCTTGAATAAATGCTCTTGGAAGATTGCACAAGAGAATAACGAGCCGCATTTTTTAAGGTGTTATCAATGCGATGGTTCGCCTGAAAGGGCAAATATACTAGGTTGCAAAAATTATACGCTTGGAATGGCTAAAAATGGCTATAAAAGGCATTTAAAACCTTATCATGTCCCTATAAATAGACATTATAGGCATGATTAAAATACTCTTGGCTCATATCTCCTTTGTTTTATCGCCCATCCAGCCCTTATTATTGCTTCTGCTATATCTGTTTTTTCTCCAAAAAACTTTTCTCCATCAAATTCTACGCTTTCCAAACTTTCTTTTATGTTCTGGTCATTGATAAATCTTATAAGTTTGAAATCTATTAAGTTTTTTAGGTTAAAATAAAGATCCTCTTTTAATCTTTCTCCGTCTCTCCCTCTCGATGAGTTATTCAATTCTATTACTTTACTTCTCCATCTTTTCCTCATGAAATCGACTAAACCGCCGAAACTATCTAAATAAAACCCTGAAAAATTAAATAATCTGTCCCATTTCTCTATGTTATTAAATAGCTCGTCCATTGAACATTTCTTTATGATTTCTATGTAAATAATGTTTATTTTTTCTCCTTCTATTTCTCCAAATGCCAAAACAGTCCAGTCTTTCCCGAATCTTGCCGGGTCTATTCCTAATATGTAAGTTTTATTTGGGTCATAATTGCTGTTAAATTTCCATTCTTTTATGTTCATTTGCTCTTTTATCTTTTCGCTATCAAAAAACTTATAGTCCGTTTCTATCCATTCGCCCCCATAAATCATATTATACAATCTTTCGCCTAGTCTTAGTTTTTCGCTTTCTAAAAATTTTTTATCTGTATGCTCTACATCCTCGCTTCTTATATGCCATGTTTTAAAATCGTCTCTCTTGAAGCAATCATAAAAAAATCCTTTTGGTCTTCCTCTTGTCGTTCCGAATACATTAAGCCATCCTAAACCTCTTTTCCTTGGCTCTGCTGTCATTGGTATTATTGCGTCGATTGATCTTTCTGTCATGTGTAACGCTTCGTCTATAAAAAGAAAATCAACCGATGATAACCCTTCTATCATTACCCCTGTTTTTCCAACTGGAAATTTAAAGATTTGCGATTTATTCTTAAATATTGCATGTTTTAGTGTCGGTTTCTTCTTAAAGTCTGTTGCTTTGAATAAAGTTTTGACTTTTTCGTATAAATATAATTCTTGTTTTTCTGATGGAGAGGTTATAAGAATCGTGCATCCTGGATATTCTTCTATTAGCTTTTTTATTCTATATGCCCCGGCCCATGATTTCCCGCATTGTCTCCCGCCTCTTACTGCTATGTTCCCTTTATGGTTAACTATTTCTTTTTGCCAATCATAAAGTTCCATCCTCTATACTCCTATGACAATCTTTACATAGCGTTTGCAATTTATCCGGATTACATAAAATTTCTTCTCTTATTGTTTCAATTACTTTGTCCCAGTTTCCTACTCCTTCTTTATGGTGGACTTGTACTTTAAATTCTTGCCCTTTTTTCTGTGTTTGTTTTCTATGGCATATTTGACAAGTATATTTATCCCTTTTTAGTGCGTGGGATCTTTCTTTACTTCTTAACCATATAAGCCGTAGTCCTCTTACTATATGCGTTTTTTTTGTTGGTTCGTAGTCATCCATTTGGAAATAATTCCCCGTTTATTTCTTTTATTTCCCCTGATAGTATGAAACTTTCTATTATTTCGTCTGCTGTCTTTTTTGAACATTCTTTTGAAATCATCAATTTAGCTATAAACTCGTCTCTTTTTATTGATTTTTCTTCTTCTCTTGCTTTATCTAGATAGTATTTGACCCATTCTATCTTTTCTTTTCTTGTTTTTGCTGTTCCCATTTCTTTTCTCCTTGTTTAATTAAAGATAAAAAATAAAAATAAATTATTTGTTTCCTTAAATTTTTATTTCTGTTATTGGCTCTAGTATTAAGACATTTTTTAGCTCTCCAAAGCTATTCATTCTTACAAATTCTATTTTTGCTTTTTTACCGACCCAATTTTTCGTGTCAGTGCCCCAAATAGCCTGGAGTTGTCTTAATGCTGTTCTTCCCGGCGAATAGATTAATTTTTTGTTTCCATTCGCAACCGGAATATTTAGCCCTTTCCTTGTTGTTCCGTCTTTTTGCGGAATTTCGGATATAGACCCCTCGCCTATAATCTCTACGATATCGCCTTTTTTCGCCGATCGCTCGTTTAGATATTGCTCAAGCTCTCCAGTGTCTACCATTTTATGCCCCTCCTTTCATTTGTTAGTATGAGTTTATTCATCTTCGTCCATCTCTATAATTATCTGCATTTTTTTATTTGAGTTAGGCAATATATAGTTAATGTAAGCTTTCCTTCTTTGTAGTTTGAAATAAATTGGGTAAAAATCCTTTCCCTCCAGTCTCTTATTCTGTAAGCTAGAGAGGATGGAAGTCCAAGTTTTCTTGAAATCTTGTATTGTTTTTTTCGTATCTCGTTCCTTCTTCTTCTGTATTCTTTCCCTATAAACCATGTCATCCTTTCTTTTGGAATATCAATTTAATTAAGATGATTAAGATAAATAAAAAATTTATTCCTGTCCCTACTAGTAGCCCTATTTCTGCATTATTCATTTTCGTCTATTAGCCCTACCTCGTTAAAATGCCCTTCTCTTTCTGCTTTTTCGTTGCTTTTTGCGTCTTCTTCTATGCTTTCTTTCTTTAATTCCTCTTTTAATTTCTCGCAATATTTACAGAAATCTGAAAAGTATTTTTGCCTACGGTGGCAATCCTCACATTCATAAACATTTACTACCTTTTCTTCTGTTATTGTTTTATCGTCGTTAAATGTTTTTCCTACATATCTTAAGCTCATTTTATCAACTCCTCAAATAACGCTTCCCACGATATTTTTTTATTTTTCTTCTTCGCCATTTCTCTCTTTTTCTTTTCCGCCTTGTTAAATAGCTCTTCGCTTATTACTAGTTTGATGTGTCTCATTAGTCGTTTAGCCCCCCGTATTCTTCCTCTAGTTCCTCGTTTCTTTTCTTTAATCTCTTTAAATCCTCGTCGGTTATTAGCCCGTTTTTATCTGTTCCGACTATTTTATACTCCCATGTGTAACCTTTAGAATTTCTCACTAACTTTATACTTTCTTTTGTGTAGTCTAATGGATTATGTCCCTGTATTATTTCTGTTTCCATATTATTTTAACTCACTCACTCTTTATAAATCTTTCGGTTTTTTTAAATTCTCCAAAATTTCGTTTGTTTTTTCTAGGTATGCTTTGTTTATCTTTATTAATTTTTCAAGATTAGAAATCTCGTTTTCTATTGCTTTTTTCTGATTTATCCATAAAGTCTCTTCTTCTGATTCTGTTATCTTTATACCTATTTCTTTATCTTCAATCATAAAGAAATAAGTAACTCACTCTTTATAAATTTTTTCAAGAATTACATATTTGTTATTAAGTTTACGGAATAAGGATAGTCCAAAGTTGCTTCTCCTTCTATTGCTACCCTTACCTTCTTGCCTACTAAAGGTTCAGATATTACAACGGCCGTAATTGGCTTAAATTCTCTCCAAGTTGCTGAGTGATTTTTCATAAATACTAGCCCGTATCCTGGTGTTACATTTGTGTCAACCAAAACTTCACAACCGCAAAACTCGACTACTTTGCCCTCTTCTGCTATTGTTGACGACCAGTTTACAACATCAGCCCCTTTTACTTCTACTAACCACTCTATAAGTCGCCTATAGCTTACAGAGTTTAATGCTAGAACGCAATTTTTATCTGTGTTATATCCGTAAGCTCTTAAATTCTCTTTTGCTGTCATAACATCTTTAACCATTGTTACGCCTGTGAATCCGCTCGTTGTCCAAGCTGCCGAACAGGCATTAGAATTTATTCCCGAGGTGTTCCTATTATTTGAGATAACGTCCCAAATTCTTATATTTACCATTTGATTAACTGAATCTACTAAATCGGTTATATTTGTGGCCAAAACGGAAACATCTGAACTTGCTATGTCTTCTTCTGATATCCATGGAGTTTCTAGCATAAATTTCTTAACATATCCCGTTTGTCTAGTGAATGATTGTTCTGCTATTGGCGGTAGTGTTCCGAAAGAGATATTACTTCCTAGATTGCTTGTTATTGTTGTCGTTGTTGCTGGATTAACAAATCCTGGCGTTTTCTGATACCATCTAAATTCTGTTGCCGTTACTTTCGCTTTAGCAACATAATTTATCCATTGTATCGCGGTTGGTCTGTAACCTTTTACCAACTTGTCAACGTCAATTCCTCTAATTTCTGCTTGTCCTGATGTTCCTACCATTTTAAGCTAATTGCATAGTAGTGGGTCTTAACTCCACTAATATGGTTTCTCCTGCCAGTCCTGACTCTAAAGCTATACCTAAAATTTTTTCTGCCCCTACAGCCGCTAGAGCTACTTGATTACTTGCTGATGCCGTCACTAGTGGGTCTCCTACTACTATCGTGTTACCACTGGCTATTTTCGCCTTGAATATTCCTTCTCTATATACTGCGATTTTTGTTCTTCCATCGTTTGCTATTTTATCCTGCGCGGCTACTCCTCCTATTATATCATTTGCCGCATTTGATGGCGCTACAGTCATAGGGTCTGTTAATTTTAGCAATGTTCCCTTAAGTATGCTTGTTCCATCTGCACAGAAAAAGTTTATCGGAATTTCTTTTTCATATACTAATTGCCATTCATCAGCCATAATTTACCTAAGAATCACTTATATTTAAATTTTTCTATTTATTCGCTAAACCGAATAACTCTATTTTTTAGTTCTAAATTTCCCCTCTTCTTATTCTTTCTGAATACTCTTCTGCTGTCTCTTCTTTCTTGTTTATGTTTTGAAAAATATAACCTTTTCCTGATATTGAGATATTGGCTAGGATTTTTTCCATTTTCTTTCTCTCTTCTGTTATTTGCGATAGAATTTTCTTATTTTCCTCTAAAAATATCTTTGCTTCCTCTAATGGTGAAATTTCAGGTTTCTCTTCGTTCTTATTTTCGTTATTTTTTATTTCCTCTTGCTTTTCTGTTTCTTCCATGATAAAGAAATGAGTAACTCACTCTTTATAAATTTTTCTAACCTAAGAAGTGGAAGACCCTTTTTTGATATTCTGTTTTTTCTCCGTCCCAGTAGTCTTTAAACTTTGTAATTGCTACCATAACCGAAATTATTATACTTGCTAGTATTCCCTCTTTTGAAAAGTTAAAGTTATTTCCTATAAATGAACCAAATAAAACTAATATTCCCGATAGTATTGAATTTACTATGTTCCAGAATATTTCTCTTTTTTCTTTTTTGCTTAATATTCCTTTGTTCATCTTTTTTATTTGCTTTTTCATTTTATTTGTTCTCTCCTGCTGGATTTATTGAGTCCAGCCCTGTCATTGAGTTATTACCTCTACTGGCGTTTAACGCCCCCGATTTTCTTATGTCTGTTAATATTAAAGGGTTAATTGTTGGGGGATCTGGTAAGTCTATCTCAATACCTAATTGTGCCTTAAATTGTTGTTCAAACCAATCTTGCTTATTTCTTATTACTTGTTCGTATGCTAACATTAATATTTTACTTGCCCCTTCCGTGTCTCTGCTTGATATTGACCCTAAAATAACTTCTGGTACTCCTTCAGACATTACAAAATATTTTTGTAGGTATAAAATCCATTCCATTGAGTCTTTAATTAGTGCTTGTAGTTGTTCTGTTGTCATCTTTGCTGTCCCTAATGGTACTAACATTATTTCGCCCTTGTTTATTTGATTTTGATATTTGGCTTTTAATTCGGCTAGTTTTTCTGGCCTGTCAGTGTCTACCTCTATCATTCTTACAGGAAATAGTAACCTTCTAAAAATCATCTGAATTATATCTTGGCTTTCCTTTCTGTTTAAAATTATCTTGGTTAGTTTTTCTATTGTTGAAATTCCGCTAGTTTCATCTGCTATTCTGTTCCACATTATGTGAAATATTTCTTCAGGTTCCCATTTGGCAAGAATTACTTTTTCTGTTCTTCCCGAGTTATGCTTATATTGGTATTGCCTGTATTCTGTTATTATGCCTTTTTCGTTTGAGTCCCATTCTATAGACCCGGGAGATAGAGGTTTTAAGTTTATTAGTTCTCCTCTCTTGTTCCATATTGGTTCTGCGAATCCATTACCGCATATTGTAGCTGTTCTTATTAGGTTTATTACAATGTCTCTTATTGTGTCTTTCCCACATCCTCTTATGTTATCTAATTGTTTTTGTTTTGATTTATCTTTTGCTATTACTCCTTTTCCTGCTGTCCAAAAAGCGACCTTATCAATTACTGCTTGTAATTCTGGAATTTCTCTATATGCCCCGTGCCATTTGTCCCATTCAACCCTTTGTGTGTTTATAGAAGTGTCTTTTGATGTTATGATGGTTTCATCTATTGTTGTGCTTAAATCTGTTGTTGTTATGCTGTCTACTTCAAATAGTCCCATATTTTTTATACTGATTTGCTCTTAATAAACCTTTTTATGCGATGGTTTGCTTTTCTTGAATAATAAAAATTTCTCTTGAATAATAAAAATTTTTCTTTCTTAATAAAAATTTTTCGTTAGTATCCACACAAAATTTTTATAAACTTTTAGAAATTGCGAGAATAAATTTTATAGAAAGTTTAAAAAGAAGTCGTATAAAAATCTAATAAAAATAACGATAAAAGAAGACTAATAAGACGCGCGGCATTCTCTTAATTATTCGTTGTGTGAGCTAATTAACGAACGAGCGGAGCGTAACGAAGTGGAGCGTAGCGAGTTCGTCTCGAGCG